CTCAAAGTCGAATTGTGCTTCACTCATTACTTACTCCTACTTGCCGTTTTCGGCGATTAGTTTGTCTAGGCCACGCTTATACGTGTCTAGGATTTCTTGCCTATTGTACCCCAGGGCACGAGACAAAAACGGGTTAGGTTTAATGCGTTTTTTAATGAAATTGTTTTTGTCGTAAAACCAACCCCAGTGGATAGGGTTAGCGTATACGAGCGGTGTACCGACGGATACGGACGCGCCTCGGGTATAAACCCTAAGCGACTTAAGTAGCCGACCGGTGCCTCTTTGGTGTTTGTACGACCTTGTGTAACCGCGGCCGTAATTAAACTTGGCCTTGGTCCGAGCGTCGTCTAGGACTATTTGCCCGGCTTTTTTATTTGCCGTCGCGATTGTCTTGCGGTCGGTGCCTGTTGCGATTAGATCTTTAACTAGTTGGTTGGCCCCGATAATCTCTACTCGGGTTTCAATAGTCCCGTTTGCGGACATTACCGGGGCCGTCTAACTAAGCGGTTACGTCGATAGTAACGCCGTAGAATAGCTTGCTTGCTACGTTTAGGCCGGTGTTTTTGACGCGTAGGGTTACCTCAAAGCTAAGGTCGTCGCCCGAGGTAATCGATAGCGGCGGTAGCTCATTAATAACGACGGTGCCGGTGTAGTGAGGCTCGTCGGCTCCGGCCGAGGTGTTGCCGTTCGGACCCGCGATAAAGTCAACCTCGGTACCAAAGTTTAGCCAAAGAAACTGGTACAGGCTGTCGGCGTCGCCCGAAACAATACCCGAGAGCTTTAGGCTCCACTCGGCGTTAGGTCGGACCTCCGAGAATGTACGAACGCCGCCAGGCGCGTCGCCTAGGGTTAGCTCAAACTGGTTAAGGTCGGGCGCGTAGCTAGTAGCGTCCAACTTGAATACGATATTTTGCCCGACGATACGGGTACTTGCGGCCATAATCGGCTCCTTAAATGGTTATGCGTAGATCTAGCATTAAGTCGGTTGCTAGATACTCCGCGTTGTTGGTGGTGAGGATATGAGGTTGGGCCACGTTGGCTAGTCGGGCGTACGGGGGTAATGCGTTTAGCACGTCCGCTACCATTTCGTCTAGCTTCTCGGTGGCCTGTTTGTTGCTAGCTGTTGCCGCGACGAGCGTTACCTCAAGGTTCATAAGGTACTCGGCTTTAATACTTGCCGGCGTTAGGTACGGGGTACCACTTGAAATAATTACGACTGGTGGCGTTACACGCTCCGGGACGTATTCGCTAACACGAAACCCGGCCGAGGTTAGTACCGCGGCGAATTGCGCTTTAGCTGTTGTTATTTCGTTAGTCATACCGCGTACCCAACGTACGGCAAGAGTATCGGCGTAATTGCGGTTAGGGGATCACGAGCGACCCGGATAGGGGCGGCTCCGTCCATTGTCGCAAATTGGCTAATACCGTTGGGCGCGCTACGACGGTGGTAGAGCTCGGACGACGCCATAAGGGTCGCCTGGTCTTTGACGCTTGCGGGAACGGTCGTAACCGTACCGATAAACCTCTCAACCATAGCCAGGCCGGCCGCGAGGCAGTCGTCAATAAACGTACTATCCTCGTCGGTGCCGACGTAGGCACGAAACTCTACTACCGTAATAGCCACTAGATAACCTAAGCGGTAATGTCTAGCTTGACGATTGCGCTCTCAAACGGTACGGTAATGGCCGCGTAGCCGTATACCGCGTAGCTGTTCGATAGAGTGCTCTGACCGCTCATTGTGTCGGTCAAATTCACAGGCGCGCCCGAGCTCTCGTACACGCGTAGCGCGTTGGAGTTGGCTAGGTAGGCTAGGCCGGTTCCCAAGGTCGGGTCTACAATTACAGGTAGTCCGAAAATAGAGCCCGATAGAGCCGGGACGGTTGCTTCTCCGATTGAGGTACCGTTTGCGGCTCCGCCGTCTACTCGTACGATAGGACGGCCCGCGCTGTCGGCGACCGAAATAAAGTACTTGTAAGCGTCGGTAGAGCAAAGAATAAACTCGGCGTTTAGGCCGCTGTTTACCTTAATGTACTTAGCTCCGTCGGTGATACCCTCAAGGATCGACTTAGCGGTACCCGCGTCGGCGTCCATAACCTTACCCGTAAAGTCTAGAGCCGCGATAGCGGTTAGTACGGCGGCGTTGGTGGTGTTGGAGTACGCGATAGAGAGAGCCTGGAACGCGACGTCTAGGTATGGAACGCTTGAACGCTCTACCAATTGACGCGATAGGACGGTCTCGCCCGCGTAGGTCTTAACCGGCGCGCTAACGTTGTCGATAACGATATTGCCCTGGGCGATAGCGGTATTTTCGGTGGTCTGTACGGTTACAGACGCGTCGTTAGTGGTTACCTTAGCGTAGTCGACGGTTAGGCCGTCGCTAGGTAGTACGCCTCGTGACCAAACATTCCACGACGGGCGGTTCTGGTTAATGAGGTTGTTAATAAACCCGACCCAACCAGGGGCTAGGTAGGTGTCCGCGGTGGTGGCCGCGGCGTAGGTACGGACTAGGTTTTCGGCGTCTACGTCTCCGGTAGCGAGAGCTTTAGCAAACTCGCCCTGTGAACGGTATTTCATAAACGACGGCGCAACCGGGGCCGCTGTGGCGACGGACGCTTCGACAACACGACGTAGCTCGGCTACCTCGGTTTCGATAGCGCGGACGTCTAGCTCGGTGTTTTCAGACACTAGGCTCTCGCTTTCAATTTGGATAGGTTCTACAACGGCTTCGGCTTCGGCGGTTGCCTCGGGCTCCTGTTCGTCGCGAACGTCTGTTATTACCGCGTTGTCGAACGCCGGCCAATTTACGACCGATAGCTCGCGTAACGCGATTTTGGTACGCGTAACGGTGTTACCGTCGCGCGTCTGTTCGATAGGCATAAAGCCAACCGAAAACCTGTTTAGTACGCCGTCGCGCATAAGCGTTAAGACGTCGTTACCGAGAGTTGTGTCGGAGATCCTGGCAACCACCTCGTAGCCCGCTTCTGTATCGCGGCCCGAGATAGCTAGGCCGACGGGTAGGCTCTTGTGGTCGTGGCCGTAAAAGATTTTTACGTCGTCTACGCTATCGATTGCTCCAGGTACAAACCGCTCTACGTACTGGCCGCCAATATCGGCACCCTCGTTATAAGGGACGGCGATACCTCGGACGGTACGCTCGGCTAGGTCGTCTAGGCGTAGCTCTATGTCGCGGGTTTCTAATTCGGCCATTTATAGGCCCTCCTTTTGTCTTACCTCGTCAATAGTCATAAACCCGTTGGCGAGGGCGATAGCGTACATTTCGTAGCGGCTCTTAGGGTCGGCGGCAAACAACTTACTAAAGTCGATCTCTACGCGTGTACCGCGAGGTAGGCAATTGCTAAGCGCGTCGGCGATAGTGTCGGTGTAGGCGGTTAGAGTGTGGCGTAAAAAGATTGCGTTTTCGTCGGTGAGGTTGCTGTAAGTGTCGCTAGTGCCGTCTACGCCTGTTAGTAGTAGGCGGGCCGGAATACCAAACATACGGGCGATTTGCTGTACCGACTGGGTGGCTACCTCGGTCATTAGCGCGTCTTTTGGTGAGAGCTGTACGTGGCTAAAGTCGAAACCGTTACCTAGTACGGCAATTTGGCGGGTGGCCTGTTTTGTGTGCCAGGCGGCCGTAATGGCGTCGGCGTCGTCGGCGGTAATATCGCGGGTCGATTTGATTACGCCCGTTGGTACGCCCGAGGAGCTAAACCAATTGGATTGGTAGTCGCGTAGATCTAGAGCTCCGAGCACGTCGTCGCGGCATAAGTCCAAGATTGATAGGCCACGAGCAAACCCGGCGCGCGGCATTAGGCGCAAATGTTCGATTTGGGTTTCGTCGTACACGTTATCCGCGTAGCGGTAAATTCTGTTTACGTTTTGGGTGTTGGCCCATTCCACGCTAACCAGGTTGGCGGGTAGAGGGAATACTTGAATTATGCGGCCCTGGCTATCCAAGCTCTTTAGCCAATAAGCGTTGCCGTATAGCGCGAGGTCTACGACGGTTTGGTAGATAAAGTCGCGGCGGTTGGTGCTTAGGTTTGGTTTGTTTACAAAGATAGGGTTATCGATTACGACGTCTACCCCGCCCGCGTAACGCTTGGTTACTAGGTCTAGCTTGGAAATTGGCGTGGCTAAAATTTGAATAGATCGCGCGACGGCGGTTAGAGAGAGTGCCGCCTCGGGGCTTGCCGACGTGGCCGAACGTACCGGTATAGAGCTTGACGCTGTACGGGTTTGTAGTGCTCCGGGCGCGCTAATATCGCGTCGTAGTATTCTTTGCCAAATAGTAGCCACGCCTCAACAATAGGGCATATACGAACAATTGTTCTAAAAAACGCCAATTACGCTTTCTTCGCGTGTCGCGGCCGTATAGAGCGCAAATAGGGTTGCCATTAATCCGTCCACGTCGCCGATACTATCGCGCCGACTTATGTACCAATTCTCGCCAACGTGCTTAGCTACTCCTCGCCCAAATTGCGAGATTAGTAACGGGTCGTTGTTGTGCTTGATCTTGCCATTTTGGAAACCCGCGTACGCCTGGCTACACGCGGCGGCTACCTCTTTGGCGTAAAGTTGCCAAATTACAAACCCATTTAGTTTTAGCTTTTTGGCGAGGTTTGGGGCGCGGTTGCCGTCTATGACGATAGCGCGTATTTTGTGTTTGCGATACAGGGCCACAATTTCGTTATATAGCTGTATCTCGCTAGGTTGGACAAACGACGCGACGAGCTCGGTCTCCAGGGTGTCCCCGTTTTTGTTTGCCGCCGCAATAGTGGCGTACTCCCATTTGCCCGTAATATCGATACCCAGGACCGAGCCGCTAATCTCGGTAACGCCCTGGCCGGCCGCTTTATGGAATAGGTCGGCGGGTAGCCACGTTTGCGCGGTGCCGCTAATAAATTGGTTTAGGCGGTAACGCCGCGCCTCGTGCTCGGGGATAGTTGCGAGGTCGCTCATAATGCGATCTAGCGGGATACGGCCACACTCTACCGCCGGGTTGCTCGCGAGGATAGCGGCCGGGTCCTTGACGTCGGCACCCTCGGGAGCTTGCCAAACAAAAAACCCAAACCGCTCTAGCTCGGGGTCGCCGTTGGCGGCGCGCTCGCCCTGTTTGTATAAGTCGATAAGTGTTTCGCTACTCTCGTCGCCCGCGGTGGTAATGCCAATTACGATACCGTTGCGGGCCGAGGTGCCCAAGATACAGGCGGACCACATACCGGTTTTAAATAGGTGTAGCTCGTCGGCCAACACGACGTCTAGGGGTATGCCCTGGAGTGCCGCCTCTTTGGCGGGTCGGATATCGTAACGGGCCAACCCGTCGGCCGAAACAATACCGCGCCGCTCGGTTGTCTTTTTAAAACGCTTTTTTAGGGTTTCGTTACCGGTAATCGTGTGGAGTACGCGGTCGTAAATAATGCGCGCTTGCTCGGCCGAGCTTGCCAGGCTAAGGACTTGCCCGCCACGCATTAGTAGCCCGTAAAGGCCAAGTACCGCGCCTAGTAAACTCTTGCCCGACTGCCTGGGCAGACTGGCCGTAATAGCCGTATACCTTAGACGCCCGGCCTTATTTGGGTCCACGTGGTCGTCAGGGTAACGCTCCAACATAGCGCGCAATAGCCACACTTGCCACTCGTCCAATACGAGGCCGTTAGCGTTATCCATATCGCGGTACGCCAACTCAACTATCTTTAGTAGCTTGTCGGCGTCCGACGGGAATACCGGCGTAAGCGGTTTCGTATAAACGGCAGGGTACAACATTAGCGGGTAAGTAGTTGCTCTAGCGGGTCGTGGACCTCTACCGCCGAGGTAATTCGCTTTAGCTCATTGATCGCCTTACGGAGCTCGCCCGCGGTAGACGTGTTACGGGTTTTGTCGTAATCCTCGGCCAAAGCTAAAACTAATCCGGCGATTACTTGGCTCTCATCATTTAACGGCAGGGTAGCAACCCAGGCCGCGGTACTCTCGTAAACCATTTGTAGCTCCTTTGTGTTGTGCCTCAAACATTTTACCTATTGTGTAAAAAGTCGTGCGGCTGTGCGGGGTGAAATCGCGACCCCCGAAAAAACGGGGGCCGGGTTTGGGGTGGTTTAGCTATGCCAACGGGGGTTTAGCCACGTGGTCCGGACGAGGTGGCGGTCCTGTTTGCGGCCGTTACACTCTCGGCATAGGGCTTGAAGATTATCTAGGTTGTGGTTTGGTATTCCACCGGTGCTACTTGGGGGGAGTATATGGTCGATTGTAAAGTCGGAGCCTATAAGCTCTTTGTGGCAGACGACACACGAGGGCTCTAGGATCTTGCGGGCCTGGGCTCTTGCGTTGCGCCACTCTTTAGTATTGTGCCATTTGCTCATTGTCTTATCCTCGGCATATGTAGCCCGCGCATAGTTGCGCGTCGTGTATTAGTACGAATACCCATATGGCTAGGTTTATGCCTAGGGCTATTAGTAGTAGTAGCTCGCGCTTATTCATTAGGCAAACCAACTACTCGTACAGTTACAACTTACGCCCTGGTCGTTTAGATCTATAAGGGCGGGTTGTTGCTCGTTTAGCTCTCTTAGCTCTCTTAGGGTAAATGGTGCCTGTTTGCCGTTGGTGGTCCTCTTTAGGATTGCTACCTCTACGCCTAGGTAGTCCCTCATTTTTTCCTCTTGCTCTTCCCATACGGCGTACCGGTCGGGCATTGTGTCTAGTAGGTGCTTGAATTGTGCTTGTCCGGCTCGGACGCAACCACCGCCACAATTGTTATGTTTGAACCCTAGTTTGTAGAGCTTGGGGATATCTAGGCCCTCGGAGCTTGCCCATTCGATTAGTTGCTCTTTGGTGAGGTATGGCTCTTGAGTTAGTGGCGCGTCTACTAGCCAAGGGGCGTACCCGCGTTGTACGGCCGCTAGGCGGTGTGTTTCGGTCCAGTCAATACCGACGTAGATTACGGCGTCGCCTGGGGTTGTGTTTTCGTGTATCCACTTTTTAGCGGGTTTTTGTTTTAGGTGGTGGCTACAAGGTGCTACGCGGCTATTGCCTAGGAACCGTTGATCCTTAAAAACCTCCCATATGTTACGGCCGTCTACTACCTTTATTAGCTCGGCTCCAAGTTGTTTGGCCGCTTGATCTATAAAGCGGTAAGTGTCCTCGTCCTCGCCAATATGAGGGTTATCGGTGTCCCCTTTGACGTCGCTAAACAACAGGATTACGTTTTCGGGTCCGTATTTGTCTACTACGCGTTTGGCGGTTGCCCAAGATCCAATACCGCCCGAAAACATTACTACGTGCCTGGTTGGTTTATTCATTTACTACCGTCGCTAGTGTTCGGAGTAGGTTTAGCTCTACCGGGTCCTGGGCGTTGGCGGCGCGTTCGATAATCCATTCGTTTATACGCTTTTGCTCCATTAGGACGCCGCGCGCCATAGCTAGTTTTTTAATGCGCTCGGTGTAGGTTGCTAGCTCGTCGTGTACCGGTGTGTTGGTTGCTTTTTTGCGGGCCATTAGATTACCTCTATTGATCGTCGTTCACGTAGCTCAAATAACCCGTCTAGGTCGGGGTTTAGCTCCATTATTTTACGCGCGTATAGGGCGCGGTGGTTGTTGGATAGTTTGTATCCCTCGTCGTCCTCGTGGTTGTTTAGGTGAAACTCCCAACGTAGACGCTCGTAGAGTGTGGCTATGCCTAGTTTGGCGCGGCCGGCTTGTTTCCATTGGCGCGCTAGGCGTACCAGGTGGTAGTAAACCTCGGGGTGGCGTAGGTGGTAGTCCTCAAATTCGACCAACAGGCGATCTACCGGAATATCAAAGAGAGTATCGTCGCTCATACAAATACCTCTAGGCCGTACCGTTGTACCATTGTGGACGCTTTGGGGTAGCCAAAATCTTTTATTAGCTGTTGGTATAGGTGGAGTAGCGGGTATGGGTTGCCGTCTGCCGCGATTGCTACGGCTAGCTCTATTTGCTCCCTCACTTTTTTAGCCCGATCCATAGAAATAGTCCGGTGAACCCAACGCATAGTCCGAGCATTGTAAAGGTGGCTAGGGCGTCTAGTACGTCTTTTGGTAGTAGCTCTAGGACGAACGGGGCGAACACTAGGGCCGCGGTTAGTAGTAGGTATCTCATTAGAAACGGTACTTGCTCTCTACTTTGTTACCTGGCTCGTAGTAGCGGGAGTGGTCCATAAATTCGAACGCCGCGACGAGCTTAGGGTAAACGTTAAAGCGCGGGTATAGGCCGCCGTATTTTTTACCCCAACCTTTAGGCCATACGACTAGGGCGTAGCGTCCGAGCGGGCGGTAGGCCATTTCGCCGTCCACGCCAAAATACTCGTAGCTTGGGAGATCGGCGTAAAACGTTTGGCCGTCCATTAGGGCGTCCAGGGCCTCGCATTTTGGGCAGTCGTCGGGGTGTGTTGGTTTGTTTAGGTGGATTATTTGTTTGACGTTAGTCATTGGGTCCTCATTCCCTTAGTGTAACCCCTCATTGGTTACGTAATCAGTATACGGCTATTTGGGGTTTGTGTGGTTATTTTGGGTAAGTTATCAAACCGTTACTTTTTGTC